ACTAAATGAATACAGAGTTCAGGCAGTAAAAGACGGATTACAAACTATTTCAAACTTAGCTGAACTATTTGCAGGTAAAAGCGAGAAACAACAAAAGAGAGCCTTTCAAGTTCAGAAAGCTGTAAATATAGCAAACGCTGTAATAGATACTTACAAAGCAGCTAACACGGCCTTAGCAAGTTCGCCACCACCATTTAACTATATTGCTATGGCAGCAGCTATAACGGCAGGTTTAGTAAACGTTAAAAAGATTGCGTCACAGCAGTTTCAAAGTTCGTCTTCAAGTAGCGGTGGTGGTGGTACTCCGAGCGCACCTGAAGTAGCACAAGCTGCACCACAATTCAATACGATAGGTTCGAGCGGAATAAATCAGTTAGCGCAATTACAACAGCAACCAGTTCAAGCGTATGTGGTAAGCGGTGAAGTTACAAGCGCACAAGCATTAGATAGGAACAGAATACAAAACGCAACGCTATAAACAAATTTAAGTTATAAGGTTATGAATATTATTGAATTGATAATAGACGAAAAAGACGAACAAAGCGGAATAGATGCCGTATCAGTTGTTAAGTCCCCTGCTATAGAAGAAAACTTCGTAGCACTAAATAAACACGAAATAGCCTTAAAAGAAGTAAACGAAGAAAAGCGTTTATTAATGGGTGCAGCTTTAATACCTAATAAACAAATCTACAGACACAACGGAAAAGACGAATACTACATTTTCTTTAGTGAAAAGACAGTACGTAAAGCAAGTGAATTATTCTTAATGCGTGGCAATCAAAACAACGCTACCTACGAACACAAGCAAGAACTTAACGGAATGTCAGTAGTAGAAAGTTGGATAATAGAAGACGAAAAGACGGATAAAAGCCGATTATATGGTTTTGATTTACCAATAGGAACTTGGATGATTTCAATGAAGGTAAACAACGAAGACGTGTGGAAAGATGTTAAAGAAGGCAAAGTTAAAGGCTTTTCAATCGAAGGTTATTTTGCTGACAAATACGAAATGAGTTTAGAAGAAAAGAAGAAAAACGAAATAATAAATAAACTAAAAGAGTTATTAAAATGAAAGAGCAAATATTAAATGATATTGCCGAAAAGGTAATGGTGAATTTAGCTAAACACAATGTAGAGTTGGGAGTTTTACAAGAAGTTCAAAAAGAATTAGTAATTGCAAATGCAGGAGCTATTAAAGCGATTGATTTAGCTAAATCTGCTTTAAAACCAGCTCAAGAATCTTTAAGATTAAATAAAGAATTAGTTGTGAAATTTGAAAATTTTACTAAACAGATTAAAGCATTAGGTATAGAAGGACCACAAAAAGAAGTTGAAAACGGTATAGTTCAAGCAAAAGAAAATATAAAAATAATTGAAACACTTATTACAAATCTTCATTCAATTTAATAAATAAATTTAAAGAACTTATTAAGTGAAAAAGCAAACTAACGTAAGCGCGTTTCTTAGGAAAACACGAAAGAAAAGACCTAAGCAACATTCAAAAAGTTCAAAGTTAAAAACAAGCAAAAGATACGTAAAACTAAATAGAGGTCAAGGATGAAAAAGACACCAAGTAAAACAAGTCCAAAAGGTGGTAAACGTGGCTGCATATGTAAAGACGGAACATACAATTCTAAATGCTGTGACGGAAGTTTAGAAGCACAAGGAATAGGAAGCACGGTAAACCAAGTAACAAGTAGTGTAACTAACACAAATGCACCAAGAACTATAACAGGTGTAAACGGCTAAAAATGGAACAAGTAATAATTAAATAAGTTAATAAGTTATGAATACTCTAAAAACAACTATGTCTAAGATTGCTCAAATAGAGCAACCAGAAAGAACTGAGTTAGCTAAACACGAAGTAGAGTTAGCATTAGTTGATGATTTAAAAAAATTAGCTTCTTTATCTGAAAATCAATTAAAAACCAATAAAAATTTACAAACGGTATTAGTTGGAATGGCTGATAGTATAAATAATAAATTAAAAGAAATTGATGCTGTTAATAATCAAAATGATGATTTATTAAAAAATGCCGAAAATTTACATAATAATTTTAAAAAATTAGCACAAGATTTAGGGATTGATTATAAAAATACAGAAGCAAATAAAATATATGAATCAATTTTAAAAAACGCTTTATTAATGAATGCGAAAAAAACTGTAATTGATTCAATTAAAACTTTAATTAGATAAATAAAAACAAAAATGAATACAAATCAAATACTAAACAAAGTTCGTACACTTCTTGGAATGGAAGTAGTATTAGAAACAATGAAATTAGATGATAACATTACTGTTATTGAAGCTGAATCATTCGAAGCTGGTAATGAAGTAGTAGTCGTAACAGAAGACGAACAAAAAATACCTTTACCTGTAGGAAGCTATAACTTAGAAGATGGACGTGTTTTGGTAGTTGCTGAAGAAGGAATCATTGCTGAAGTTAAAGAGAAAGAAGAAGAAGCTCCTGAAGTAGAAGTTGAAGTAGAAGTTCCTGCTGAAGAAGCACCAATGGAAGAAGAAATGTCAACAGAGCCTACGCAAACTATTAAGAAGACTATCGAAAGTGTAGTTAAAGAAACATTCTTCGCAGAAATGGAAGCATTGAAAAAAGAAAACGAAGAACTTAAAGCTAAACTTGAAGGTAAATTAGAAGTTGAACTTTCTACTGAAGAAACAGACGTAGAGCCTATCGTATTTAATCCTGAAAACGTACAAAAAGTTGAAGGTTTTAAATTCGCTTCTAAAGGTGGAAACACTATTATGAGTAACATATTAAATAAAATCAATAAATAACTAAATTAATAATTTAAAAAATGGCTACAACCACTTCAATTACAACTACTTATGCTGGCGAGTTCGCAGGTAAGTACATTGCTGCAGCGTTATTGTCTGCACCAACCTTAGACAAAGGCGGAATGACTATCCACCCTAACGTAAAGTACAAACAAGTTATCCAAAAAGTTGCTCTTGACGATATCGTTAAGAATGCTACTTGTGACTTCGATGCTACTTCTACATTAACATTAACTGAAAGAGTTCTTCAACCTGAAGAATTTCAAGTAAATTTGCAACTTTGCCGAAAAGATTTTCATTCAACTTGGCAAGCCTCTGAAATGGGTTATTCTGCATTTGACCAATTACCTAAATCATTCTCTGATTACCTTATTGCTTACGTTGCTGAGAAAGTTGCTTCTGCAATGGAAACTACAATATGGACAGGTGTTAACGCTACTGCAGGTCAATTCGCAGGTATTTCTACACAAATCGCTGCTGATGCTGCTTTACCAGCTGCACAAGAAGTAACAGGAACTACAGTAACTGCTTCTAATGCTGTTGTTGAATTAGGTAAATTAGTTGACGCTATTCCTGCAAGAATGTACGGACAAGACGATTTAACTCTTTACGTTTCTCAAAACATTTACAAAGCGTATGTACGTGCATTAGGTGGATTTGCTTCTTCAGGTGTAGGTGCTAATGGTTACGATAACAAAGGAACTAACCAAGTATTAGGTGATGTTTTCTTTGACGGAATCAAAGTATTTATGGCTAACGGACTTGCTGCTAACACTGCTATCGCTACAACTAAATCTAACTTACACTTCGCTACAGGTATCTTAAACGATATGAACTTGGTTAAAGTTTTAGATATGGCTGACCTTGACGGAAGCGAAAACGTACGTGTAGTTATGCGATTTACTGCTGACGCTAAGTATGGTTTTGCTGAAGATATGGTTACTTACGGAATCACAAACTCTGCTAACTAATAATTAGAAACTGAAAGAACGAGGGTGGTGAAATAAACGCCACCCTTTTTTGTTAAACATTAAAAACATTTAAAATGGCTTGCGAAATTACAAATGGTCGTATTGAAGAATGTAAGGATTCGGTTTCAGGATTGAAAGCCGTTTACTTCATTAACTACGATGACTTAAACGCTGACGATGTTATTTACGACGTAACTAACACGGACTTAATTGACGACTGGACACCTGCTGCAGCGTTAAACCTATACAAATACGAATTAAAAGGAAACAACTCTTTTGAAACTACTATCAATTCTTCTCGTGAGAATGGTACTACTTTCTTTGAACAAACTCTTTCTATTCAGTTGAAAAGACAAGATATCGCTACACACAAGAACGTTAAATTGTTAGCGTTTGGTAGACCGAGAATCGTTGTTAGAACTATGACAGACCAATTCTTTTTGATGGGTCTTACACAAGGTGCTGATGTAACAGGCGGTACTGTATCTTCAGGTTCTGCTTTGGGTGACTTCAACGGATACTCTTTGACATTTACAGCACAAGAGGTTAGTCCTGCTAACTTTTTGAATTGTTCTGACGAAGCTGGTTTAAAGACTTTGTTTGAAACAGGAGCAGGAACAGACGCTACTATCGTAACTGCGTAATTTTCCATATATTCATAGGTGAAGCCGATTCTTTATAGGGTCGGCTTTTTTACTTAGAAACAAATACGTATAAACGTAGTTATTAATATATGATAGTTCTTCAAGAAACAAATAACCCGCAAACTTTTAGCTTCATTCCAAGAAGCGATAGTTACGATGGTTTGTTTTTGACGGATGACCAAACTAACGTAGAAGTAGAAGTTACCATTGACGACAATACGATAGGAGACTATATAAATACGATTACAGCAACTTTTGACCTTAAAGAAGGACATTTCTATAACTTAGTGTTAAAAGATGGCGCAGACGTAGTTTATAAAGATAAAGTGTTTTGCACTAATCAACCTATAGTTTCTTTCAGCGTAAACAACGGACAATACACTTCTAATTCTACAACTAATGACTTTATAGTTTATGAATAACATACACGTTCTTAAATTAAGCGAATATTCAAGACCTGAAATAAAAGAGTCTAAACGCGATGCGTGGGTAGAATATGGTGAAGACAATGACTACTATCAATACTTAATTGACAGATATACTAATTCTACTACGAATAACGCGATTATAAACAATATAACACGTTTAGTTTACGGAAAAGGTTTAAGCGCTGTAGATGCGTCTAAAAAGCCTAATGAGTACGCTCAAATGATGGCTTTGTTTTCTAAAGAATGTATACGACATTTGGTAAGTGACTTGAAGATGTTAGGGCAATGTGCTGTACAAGTTATTTATTCTAAAGACAGAAAGAAAATTAGCAAGGTTTATCACGTTCCTGTGCAGTTATTACGTGCTGAAAAGTGTAACGAAAAAGGCGAAGTTGAAGCGTATTACTATTGTGATAACTGGCAAGACCTAAGAAACTTTACGCCTAAGAGAATACCTGCATACGGATACTCGAACGAACCTATAGAAATAATGTTTATTAGACCTTATTCTGTAGGAATGAAATACTATAGTTACGTAGATTATCACGGAGCGTTACCATACGCAGAACTTGAAGAGGATATTGCTAACTATTTAATTAATGAAGTTAATAATGGTTTTTCTGGGCGTGCTGTTATAAACTTTAACAACGGAGTTCCTTCAGAAGAACAGCAGTTAATGATTAAACAACAAGTTTTAAATCAGTTAACAGGAACTAAGGGCGAAAAGGTAATAGTGGCTTTTAACAATAACCAAGACTCTAAGACTACTGTAGATTCAATGCCTGTAAATGATGCGCCTGATTTGTACAATACGTTAAGCGAAGAATGCTTACGTAAGATTATGTTAGGACATAACGTTACAAGTCCGCTTTTATTTGGTATTGCGTCTACTAATGGTTTTAGTTCTAATGCTGACGAGTTACAAAACTCTTTTATCTTATTTGATAATATGGTTATTAGACCAATGCAGGAATTATTGTTAGATGCTATAGACACTATTTTAGGTTACAATGGCGTTTCTTTAAAGACATATTTTAGAACTTTAAAACCTTTGGAGTTTACAGATTTAGAAAATGTAATTACTGAAGAACAAGCAGTAGAAGAAACTGGTGTAGATGCCACTGAATTAAGTTCACAAGACAATAAAATAGCGCAAGCGTTAATTGATTTAGGTGAAGAACCAAAAGAGGAATGGCTACTAATAGATGAATCAGCTGTAGACTACGAAAATGACGATGCTGAAAACGAATTACTATCTAAAGAACCTAAACAATCTTTACTTAGTAAAATGTACAACTTCGTAAGTACTGGTTCTGCGTTCCCTAATTCAAAAAGCGAACAAGACAAAAACATAGACGGAATTAAATTCATTACAAGGTATGTTTACGCAGGTGAAACTTCGGTTAAATCGCGCCAATTCTGTCAACGAATGATGTCAGCAGGTAAGATTTACAGAAAAGAAGACATTATAAGAATGCGTGAACAAATAGTTAATGAAGGTTGGGGCCCTAAAGGCGCTGATACTTATGACATTTGGTTATATAAAGGCGGTGGTAATTGCCACCATAGATGGAATAAGCAAGTTTACGCAAGTTTCGAAGGTGTAGGAATAGACGTAAATAGTCCTAATGCAAGACAAATAGCAGGTAAAAAAGCTGAAGAATTTGGTTATGTAATTAAGAATCCTAAGTTAGTAAGCACAAGACCTGTAGATATGCCGTATAACGGATTTTTACCAACAAATAAAAGGTTTAAATAATGGCAGAAGCACTACTTATAACGCGTGACGATTTAGTAAGGTTTACTTCGGTTAACGGCAATGTAGACACGGATAAATTTATTCAATACATTAAGATAGCGCAGGATATTCATATTCAAAATTACTTAGGTACTGAATTATTAAACAAAATAAAAGCGGATATTATCGCAAGTACTTTAACAGGCGACTATCAATCGCTTGTAGAGACGTATGTAAAGCCTATGCTAATACATTGGGCAATGGTTGAATACTTACCTTTTGCAGCATATACAATCGCTAATAAAGGCGTTTATAAGCATAGTTCAGAGAATGCTGAAAACGTAGCAAAAGACGAAGTAGACTTCTTACTTGAAAAAGAGCGTAAGATAGCACAACACTACACACAAAGATTTATAGACTATATGAGTTTTAATCAGCAGTTGTTTCCTGAATACAACGAAAACTCAAATGGTGATATGTACCCTGATACTAACAATAATTTTATCGGATGGGTTTTGTAAAGCAGTATAAACCGAAAGAAGAAAACGTAAAGAAGTTAAAACTTTACTTAAAAAAAATAGAAAATGGCGGACAAAAAGATAAGTCAATTAACAGCGAAAGGAAGTAATTTAGTTGCTTCTGACCGCGTTCCCATTGCACAAGACAATGGTGGCGGTACGTTTGCGACTAAGTACGTTTTAGGTTCACAGATACATAATTGGAGTCTTAATAAAGAGTCTGCAAGTTACACGTTAATTTTAAGTGACGCGCACAATTACGTAGAAATGGAAGTTAGTTCTGCGAATGATTTAACTGTTCCTACTAATGCAAGTGTAGCTTTTCCTATTGGTACTGAAATACGAATTACACAATTAGGAACAGGACAAACAACTATTTTAGGTGATGCAGGAGTAACAATAAGAACGCAAGGCGGTAAGAATAAGACTACAGGTCAATATAGCGTAGCTACGTTGTTTAAACGTGGCACAAACGAATGGTATTTATTTGGTGATTTAACGACATAAAATGGCAAATAGTAACGGATGGGGCGATGGTGCTTCAAATAACGACATAGGATGGGGTAAAGGTGCTGATAACGCTATTGGTTGGGGTTCTATTTACGCTGATAGTTGGGCAGGTGCTACTGATATTGTAGGAACACCTGCTCCATCTCTATTGCTTGACACCTACACAAATGCTGCGGTAGCTTATTCACTTAGAAAACTTAGAACAGCCTACACAGGTAGTGCAATAAGAGTTAGACGGTCAGTAGACAATG